TAAACACAACTCTTAAAGAAAATCCTAACATCACTAAAACGTCTGCCAAGGGAAATGTAACTACTTCTGGTGGAATAGATGAGCGTGGGTTTATGGAACAACAAGCACAAGCTAATCCAGAGTTTGCTTCTTATCAAAAAGCAACTACTTATTTTAATGCAATGTTAAATTCATTACAAGGCCCAGTTGGAGGTGGCGTTTAATGGCAACACAACCAGGTGCCGCTTGGGTTAAAAAGGGCGGAAAATGGGTAAAGCCAGCTAAGCCTACAAGTGGTGGACCATTTGAATGGAATGACACTTCAGGCTGGGTAAAGAAAAAAACCACAGAAGATTGGGCCGCTGAGTATGGAACTCAAGCCGCTTTAGTTAATAGCAGCCCAGAACTTAAAAACTTATTTAATCTAGCGGTAACTGAAAAATGGTCACCTGCTAAGTTCCAGGCTAAGTTCCAGGCTACTACATGGTTTAAGTCCAATGGACCAACATGGCGTATGGCAGAAACTGCACGCCTATCTGATCCTGCAGCCTGGACAGCATCCCTAACTGAAACAAGGGCAAAGATCCAGCAAGCTGCACGGGACATGGGATTTGAATTAAACCCTGCAGATGTAGAAAAACTTGCTAAGGATACGCTTTACTTATCATGGGGTAAGGGCGTAGACGAAACCCTGTTAAAGCAACACGTTGCTGCTACTGGTCGAATTACAGGTACTGGTGGCGAAGCCGCTGGCACTATGGATAAATTTAGAGAAGCAGCTGCTAACATGGGTGTACAGTACGGTGATGACTGGTATGCTAATGCAGCCCAGAGTACACTGTCTGGTAAGTCCAATGTTGATTACTACAACCAGAAAATTAAAGATGATGCTAAAAGTAAGTATGCAGCTTTTGCTGACCAAATTGATGCTGGTCAAACAGTTGCCTCCATTGCTTCGCCGTATGTACAAAGTATGGCACGAATCCTAGAACTACCTTCAACCGAAATTGACCTAAACGATCCAACAATCGCACAGGCCTTGCAAGGATTTGACGCACAAAATAAACCAGTTGCTAAGCCAGTATGGGCATTTGAGCGTGAGCTAAAGCAAGATGAACGCTATTTCAAAACCAATGCTGCAGTGCAAGACATGACTGGTTTGGCCACTGAAATTGCCCGACAGTTTGGAAAGATATAATGGCTGACGCAGTAATGCCTCCAATGGATGCTCGCGATGTATTTACCAAAACCCTTAAGGGACTTGGATTCAGTGATTCTCAGATCAATGAATTACTACCACAGATAACTCAATGGCAGTCAGTCTATACACCAACTCAGATCGTTACCGATTTGTTACCTACCACAACCGCTTACCAGCAAAGATTTGTTGCTAATGAAGCCCGTGTAAAGAATGGATTAAAGCCTCTTAGCCCAAGTGAATACTTGGCTTCCGAGGAATCTTACCGTGCAACTCTTAGGGACTCAGGGCTTCCATCTGGTTTCTACGATAGCTCAGATGATTTTGCTGGATTCATTGGCCAGGATGTATCTCCGTATGAAATTAAACTACGTGCAGATGCAGCAGCTCGCGCTGTAAATAACACAGATCCTGCATACACCAAAGCACTTAGGGATATCTACGGAATAGATGAAGGCATGATGACCGCCTTTATGCTAGATCCAGAACGTGCGCTACCTCTAGTAGAGAAGCAAGCCAAAGCTGTTGAGTTTGGAACTGCCGCTGTTAAGCAAGGCTTACAGGCTACTAATGTTGGCGAACAGTTCGCACAGCGTGGACCTGCTACTGGTTACAGCGCAGAACAAGGTTACAGCGCTATTGCTGGAATACTTCCAGCTGCTCAGAACCTTGGTCAGATCTACAACCAGACTTACGACCAGGCAACAGCAGAACAAGAAGTATTCTCTGGCCTTGAGTCTGCAAAGCGCAAGCGTCAGAAACTTGGGGAAATGGAAACCTCAACTTTTAGTGGACAGTCTGGATTATCCGCTGGTTCATTGAAGTCAAGCAAGTCGGGACAGTTCTAGTCTCAAGGGTGTGAAAGGTTAGACCGAATCTAAATCCGCATGACGGACAGATACGGGACGCGGTTCGATTCCGCACACATCCACTCCGCACAGATCGGTCGGCCCATGTGCGCGTACATAAGCCCGATAGTGAAAGCCAATACAGGTTCCCCTGCTTGTGTTGTGGTTCGCGACTAACCTAAAAAAACGAAAGGGAGTGGCTGCTATGGCCAACCAGTACAACGATTACGATGATGACGACGATTACGATATCGAAGAAGAAAGCGGTCCTGCAAGTCTTCGCAAGGCTTTGAAAAAAGCTGAACGTGAAGCCAAGCAACTCCGAGATGAACTTACTTCTTTGCGATCAGAATCGCGTACAAGAACCGTAAAGGACGTTCTGGAAACCAAGGGCGTTAATCCAAAGATCGCTGCGTTCATTCCAGCAGATGCGGATACACCCGAAAAGGTTGCTCTATGGCTTGACGAATACTCAGATGTATTTGGGTATCAAACCAATGGGCAATCAGACGACATTGTGGCTCCAGAATCGGCTCGCCGTATTCAGGAATCCACTTCTACTGCTACAGGTGCAGGTCGTGATGAGGACTTAGCTTCTCGTCTAGCTGCTACCAACAGCAAGGAAGAGCTGGATCAACTGATCTTTGGTATGTCCACAGGTCGTTAACAGCAACTACAACAACCCCTAAACTCCCTAAGGAGGGAAATAAATGCCTAACGCATTTACCGACACAGGCACGGGTTCGCTTGGTACCAATCTGGTCCAAGCCGCCTATGACCGTTATGTTGAGTTTGCACTTCGCGCAATCCCATTGATTCGCGACGTAGCAGACAAGCGCCCAGCGCAACAGGCAATGCCAGGTTCCTCAGTCGTGTTCCAGCTTTACAGCGACATGGCTAAGGCTACTACAGCATTAACTGAAACCACAGATCCAGATGCAGTTGCTCTTGGCAACACCACATCTGTATCCGTAACCTTGAACGAATATGGTAACGCAGCACTTGCAACTCGTAAGCTTGAACTATTCTCGCTTTCCGATGTTGATCCAGCTATTGCTAACATCATTGCGTTCAACATGGCTGACTCACTAGATGAACTAGCTCTTACCGAACTACGCGGTGGAAGCAACGTAATCTTCTCAGCTAGCTCAACAGGCACTGTACCAACAGGTACAACTGGCGTTGGCTCAAGCAACACCCTTAAGTCTGCTGATGTACGTAAGGCAGTAGCCAAGCTTCGTGCTGGCAAGGCTGTCCCACGTATGGGCGAACTATACTGGTGTGGTATCCACCCTGAAGTTTCACACGATCTTCGTGCTGAGACTGGTGCAGGTGGATGGCGCGAAGCCCACGTATACAACGAATCTGGCGCAGGAAACTTGTGGCCAGGAAGCATTGGTACCTACGAAGGTGCAATGTTCGTTGAATCTCCACGTCTATACAACGCAGCAGATGGCGCAACAAGCACTCGCGTGTTCCGCACCATCGTTGCAGGTCAGCAAGCACTTGCTGAAGCAGTTGCAGAAGAGCCACATGTAATCATTGGCCCAGTTGTTGACAAGCTAATGCGCTTCCGTCCAATCGGATGGTACGGCGTACTTGGTTGGAAGCGTTACCGTGAAGCTGCGCTTTACCGTATCGAATCCACATCAAGCATCAACAACGTCTAATTTAGACAACACGGTGCGGTCCCTGTCATATAACGGGCAGGGACTGCACCACCCCCATAACTTTTGAAAGGACAGCAGTGACTTACTACTTCATTCCACCCACAGTTGAAGAAGGTCCTGCTGGCGATTCACGCCTGTTTTGGCGCTACCGTCTTAACCGAGCAGACACCGTATTACTTAACAGTGACGGAACTTACTCACACTATCGCTCCCCTGGTATCGAAGAACTTGAAGCTGCAGTTCGTTTCTACCAAGGTGGACACAAATACCCAATTACAGAAGCAGAACGTATCAGCCTAATCGCAGGTGGCTACGGTCCTAACATTACGGAGGAATAGTGCAACCTGGTCGTTTTAACTTTCGCATTTATCAGGGCGACACTTTTAGCACTGCTCCTGCTTGGAAAATCAATGGCTCTTACGTCAACGTAACTGGATACACCGCAGACATGCAGGTTCGCCAAGATGTTGATTCCGCTTCTGTTATTGTAGAACTTTCTACATCCAATGGTCGCATTGTAGCTGGCACCACTGACGGTAAGTTCACTCTTACCCTTACTGCTGCCGAGACCGCACCACTACCACCAGGCAACTATGTCTACGACCTTGAGGTTACATCCCCTGGTGGCACAGTAACTAAACTTTTAACTGGTGGCTTTGCCGTGATTGCTGAGGTAACCCAGTAATGAGCATTGATACCTACTCAATGGATGATTCCACTTCGGTTGTTGAGATCCCTGTTGAACGTACCACTATGGACGTTACATACATGGAGACTGTCACCATCGAGCTTGGTGTCATTGGTCCTCAAGGAACTCAAGGTGTAACAGGTCCTACTGGTCCTGCAATTACAGGTGCCACAGGCCCAACTGGTGCTCAAGGCATACAAGGCATTACAGGCCCTACAGGGGCCACAGGAGCCACTGGAAGTACGGGTGCTACTGGAAGTACAGGAAGCACTGGTGCAACTGGCTCACAGGGCATACAGGGCGTTACAGGGCCTACTGGCAGCACTGGCTCAACAGGACCAACTGGAGCACAAGGTGACCAAGGTATTCAGGGTATTACTGGTAGCACTGGTGCTACTGGTGCAACGGGATCAACTGGTCCAACAGGAGCAACAGGCGTTGCTGGTCCCACAGGGGCTACGGGTAGTACGGGACCAACGGGACCTACGGGTGCGACAGGTTCTACGGGACCGCAAGGTGACCAGGGTATTCAAGGGATCACAGGTCCGACAGGCGCAACAGGATCTACTGGAGCCACAGGCGCTGACTCTACCGTTCCAGGACCAACAGGTGCCACAGGTCCAACTGGACCAACAGGTGCTGATAGCACCGTACCTGGCCCTACGGGTCCTATAGGAGCTACAGGACCGACAGGACCTACTGGTGCTGATTCAACTGTACCTGGACCTACTGGCGCTACTGGCGCTACAGGCGCTACGGGTGCAGATAGCACGGTTCCAGGTCCCACTGGGCCTACAGGTGCTACTGGTCCTACTGGTGCTACTGGTGCTGGTGTTCCTACTGGCGGTACTGCTGGTCAACTTCTTGCCAAGATTGATGGCGTTGATTACAACACTACTTGGATTGATAATTCCACCACTCAGGTTGAAGCCTATGTAAAGAACGACCAAGGTTCCTCAGTAACCAAAGGTCAAGCTGTTTACATTTCTGGTGCTAACGGTACAAATGTTTTAGTAAAACTTGCTAAAGCTGACGCAGATTTAACTTCAGCGCGTACCATCGGTTTATTCAAACAGGACCTTGCCGTCAATGGTTTAGGTTATGTTGTTACCGAAGGTATCTTGTCCAACATTGACACCTCAGCTGCTACTGTTGGTGATCCAGTATTCCTATCTGGTACTACCGCTGGCGCATTGATTTACGGATTTGCCAACAAGCCCTCGGCCCCTACTCACCTTGTCTACATTGGTGTTGTAACTAAAGCCAATCCGTCTACTGGTGAAATCTTTGTAAAGGTACAAAACGGTTACGAGCTTGAGGAGCTTCATAACGTAGCCATTGCTTCTTTGGCTGATAAGCAAATCTTGATGTACGAAAGTTCTACTGATTTATGGAAGAACTCTAGTGCGTATGTTCAATCCGTCAATGGTTCTACTGGTGCTGTTATAGCACCTCCTACTGGGTCCATTATGATGTGGGCTACTGCAACACCACCAACTGGTTGGTTGTTATGTAATGGTCAGTCAACTACAGGATACACTGCTCTTGCTGCATTAGTTGGTGCAACAGTTCCAGATATGCGTGGAGATGTACCTGTTGGTTTTAGTTCTGGTGATTCTGATTTTGGAACATTGCTTGGCACTGGTGGTGTAAAGGAAGTAACACTTACTGGTGCTCAATCTGGTACAAGTGTCCATAGCCACTCAGATACTTTTGATGTTGCTACTGGAGGTTCCCATAGTCACGATTTAACAATGTGGTATTCTGGAACTGCAAGTCACGACCACGCTATTTCAGGTATTGTAGACCCAGAGCCATCTATGAGGTCTGACGGTTCTGGTGGCACTATTGTCAATAATGATGCCAGTGCGATTTCAACTGTATCAGCACATGACCACACATTAAATGGTGTTGTTTCTAACTCTGTTGCTGCAAATGCAACTCAAGCACATACCAATTTACAGCCATACTTTGTTATCAATTACATTATTAAAACATAGGAGTTAAACTAATGGCTTGTCGTACAGGTTGCCCTACCCAGGACTGCGAATCCTATGCAGATTGTTGCAAGGGTGTAGCTATAAACAAATCGTCTTTACGCCCATAGTGTGATACAATCTGGGCATGGTAAAGATAGCAGTGTACGCCATTGCCTTGAATGAGGCAAAGCACGTAGCTCGCTGGGCCAAGGCCACAGCGGGTGCTGATGTAAGAATTGTAGCAGATACTGGGTCAACAGACAACACGGTAGCCTTGCTCACCAAGTACGGCATAGAAGCCCACAGCATCACTGTAAGCCCTTTTAGGTTTGATGATGCTAGAAACACCTCATTGGCCCTTGTGCCTGCTGACGTGGATGTGTGTGTCTCCTTGGACATGGACGAAGTTCCAGACCCAGACTTCTTTGATAAAATCAGGGATGCCTGGGTTCCAGGTACGGAACGTGCATGGGTTGCATGGGACACTGGCCAGCAATGGATGAACAACAATAGGGTTCATGCCAGGCATGGATACCGTTGGGTTAAACCGTGT